TTTGAAGGTTGTTAAGCCTGAGATTGCACCCGAACCTAAGCTAGAGGAATTAAGCGCTCTAATCGCTAAATTTGACTTTAAATACGACTTACCCCAACTTGCAAAAAATAATGACATTGAAGCGTTATATCATATACAATCTATGTTATATGCATTACAGCAAGACGAGGAAGATATCGAATTGTTACTCTTAGCACTATGACCTTACAACAAAACGTCACACTTGGTAATGATGCGCTTGCAGTGCTGGAAAATGAAGCATATAAGCAAGCTATGAGCCGTATGCACTCCGACATTGTTAAACAGTGGGAAAACTGCGCGGTTCGTGACAAAGAAGGTCAAACCCTAATCCTGCAAATGAAAAAAGTAGCTAAGTTATTTGAAGAAAACTTGGCTGGTATGGTTCGTGCTGGCGACTTTGCACAGCATAAAATAGATTTAGAAGCTGCACGGGAAAAACCTAGAGGTCGTGTAGGACAGTATTTGCGTAAGATTTAATCGGTAGTCACTTACCATAACGGCAAACGTCGAGAGACGCGCCTAGTCCCTCTTAGTGACATAGAGGGGGATTCTGACCAAGGAAAAAGCAAATGGACGGACAAGCGCAAGCACCCGAATCAAGCTTAGATAGTTTAGCTGATTTTTTAGCTGATGACACTCCTCCAGAGGAATCAACAGAAGAATTAGCGCTGGCTGACGAATCAACCATTAATGGCGACGATTCGGAAGCAGAACCTCAGACCGAGGAAGCCGAAACAGAAGGTGAGCCAGAAGGCGACCCTGAAGAAGAAGCCAAGCCGACAACCGAGGAAGTAGAAGTCACTGTAAAAAGTGAAGATGGCTCGGATACCAAAATCAAGGTAACTAAAGACGAGCTAATCAAAGGTTATCAACGCCAAGCTGACTACACGCGCAAAACGCAAGGGTTGGTAGAGCGTGAAAACCAAGCGGTACAAGTGTTTCACCAGAAGCACTCAGAACTACGTAACGACTATTTGCAACGTGCTGACTTTGCAACTCAAGCAATCGCGCAATTAGCTGGTTTCCGTAGTGATGCTGAAATGGCGCAACTCGCCGCCCAAGACCCTGCAACATGGGTTCAAGAAAATCAGCGTCAAAATCAAATCCGTCAAATACTCGGAACGCTAGAGCAGCAAACTCAAGCTGAGAGGATGAACGCGGCACAGCAGAGCCAACAATGGAACGAATCTCAACTAAAAATGGTTAAGGAGCGTTCATGGATTGAACTGCAAAAAGATGGCTTTGATAAACCAAAGCTGCAAAAGACATACGAAAGCGTCATGAAGAACTATGGTTATGAGCCTAAGGACTTCGCTAATGTGACTGACTACAGGTTAGTTCGCATGATGGCAGACGCTACAAAATACCGTGAGTTGAAATCCAAAGCCCCAGCGGTAACGCAACAGGCTAAGGCAGCGCCACGGGTGCAAAGTAAACAAACCGCAGCGATAGGCGAACGCCAAGCACAAGCTATTAACTCAAAATTTGAGACAGGTCGCGCAAAGCGTCAAGACTTAGCTGCATTTATGCGTAATTTATAAGGAATATATATCATGGCTGTACCAGCAAACCTATATCAAAAAGCGTCTCTCAAGGGCAACCGCGAAGACCTGATGAATAAAATTTTTAACACCGATAAAGACGAAACCCCGCTTTCATCTTCATTCGGTAAAACCACTGCCCGCTCAGATTTCCATGAGTGGCAGCGCGATGCATTTGCAACACCTGATGCAAACAATGCCGCAATTGACGGCGATGATTCCAGCATGGCGGCACAAACTCCAACAGAGCGTGTCGGCAATCACTGCCAGACCTTTAAAAAGGTTTACGGTGTATCTGGTCGCGCTGAAGTTGTTGCCAAGGCTGGACGAGACAGTGAGATTGGCTACATTCGTTCAATGAACTCTACAGCGTTAAAGCGTGACGTAGAGGCAATGATTTTGTCGGCTAATGCGGCTGTAGCGGCTACCACTTCTGTTGCTGGTAAATCTGGCGGCTTGGGTGTTCAGTTGTATCAAAATGCTGGACATGGTGCTGGCGGAACAACTGCTGCATGGTCAACTGGAGCGCCTACTACAGCGCCAACAGCGGGAACAGCGCGGACGTTTACCGAGGCATTGTTTAAAACAGCATGCCAAGCGGTATATGTCAACTCTGGCAAATTCATTGAGACTGCGGTTATGTCTCCTTCACATAAGATTTTGTTTTCTGCCTTTGGTGGTATTGCACAAAATCGTTTTGAAGTTAAAGGCAAGCAGCAAGGTACTATCGTTGGTGGTGCTGATGTGTATGTGTCCGACTTTGGTGCTATCACAATCATGCCTCATTACATGATGGTTGGTGCTACCAGTGTTTATTTGCTTAACACTGAGTGGATTGAGTTGGCTGACTTGCGCGGCGTGAAAATGGAAAAACTGGCTAAAACTGGCGATTCCGAGAAGGAGCATGTTTTGTACGATTGTGCATTAACTGTTCGCTCTTCTAAAGCTCAGGCAAAAATCGCTGATTTAACGCCTTAATGACAGTTAGCTCTTTGAGCCGATGGGGTGAAATGCCCCTCTAAATTTACAGGTGAATTATGGAAAACCAAGTAATTGATTTTGGCGTAAACAAAGTTGGCACTCATAAAAAAGTCATTATTGAAGACGGCGTAGCAGTTGAAAAGACTACGTTTGATGTAGCGCCTTTACTTCAAGAAGCTGCTCAACTTCGCTCTGATTTAGAAGGTAAAAGATGGGGTGAAGGACGTGTAGTTGGGAAAATTCCGCAATCTGTTCTTAACCATATTAACCAAAATATTCATAACGCTACAGAACGACAGCTTTACGTTATGAATTGGTTGAAATCTAACCCCGCTTTTATCACCTATAAGCCTTACTTTGAGAAAAAGTCTGCGAGCTTCTTAACATGACATATACAGAACTCATTACCCGTGCTGATTCATTCATGCACCGAACAGACCTTACGACGCTATGGCCTACATTTATCGCTAATGCAGAATCCGCTCTATTTCGTGAGCTTGATTTGCGTGAAATGGAATTGTCGGTTACAGGCACTGCGGTAGATGGGTTTATTGACTTACCCGCTGATTTTGGCTTCATGGGTCGATTGACTGTGACGGTCGGTGGTAATGAAGTTAATGTCGAATATAACAATCGAACTGACACATACCCCACGACAAACCCGCTGACTTATTCGCAAGAAAATAACAAGTTAAGACTTTTCCCAACAGCGACAAACCAAGTCTACAAACTGTACTACACGGCAAATATCGCACCATTAACCGCAAGCGCTCCTACAAACTGGCTATCAGTTAATGCCGCTGATTTGTATATGTACGCTGCATGTTTAGAGGCTGCTAAGTGGATACGTGATGGCGACCAAATGACGTTATTAACATCAATGGTTGCAGGCTTGGTTGATTCGGTTCGCAATCTATCTAAAAGACGCGCCAAGCCTAATCGGGGCGGGTTGCACTTAAAAATTAAACATCCTCTAGCATGAGCCTAACCAAAGTCACGCAAGTAGGCCGCTACGGTGTTAACCGTGACTTGTCTACGCATGAAATCCCAATTAATATTTGGACTAATGCAAACAATATTCGTTTTGTGGACGGCATGGCGGCACAGGTTGCAGGCTATAAAGACCTCTACCCTAGCCCAGCCGTAACGCCATTCCATGTACTGCCCGTTGACGTTGCAGGCGTAAGAACTTGGATTTATGCAGGGCAAAACAAAATCTACACGGTAATCAATGGTGGAACTCATACCAACATTACCCGACAAACTGCAAGCGTAGATGTTAATTACAATGCCATTCGTAACGGCTGGACTAGCTCGGTATTAGGTGGCATTCCTATTATCAACAATGGTTCAGATTTGCCGCAGCAATGGTTATTGACTGGTAAATGCACGGCATTGACAAATTGGCCAGCAACTAACTTTTGCAAATCAATGAGGACTTATAAAAACAGTCTCATTGCTTTAAACATCACAAAAGGGGCGGTAAATTACCCCTACATGGTCAAGTGGTCGCACCCAGCCCAAGCGGGTACAGTTCCGTCAACATGGGATATTGCAGACGCTACCAAAGATGCTGGCGAGTTTGATTTAAGCGAAGGTTTTGACGTGGTGGTAGACGGTCTACCATTGCGCGATTCGTTCATCATTTACAAACAATCGTCAATCTGGCGCATGGACTACACGGGCGGCGTGTTGGTTTACAAGTTTCAAAAGATTATCAGCAATCAGGGCATGATGGCGCGTAACTGTGCCGTCGAAGTTAACGGGCAACATTTTGTATTTTCTAATACTGATTGCATTGTCCACGATGGTCAATCGTCACAATCCGTACTCGATAAGCAAACCCGTAGAGATTTATTCTCACAGATTGACGCAAGCCGTGCTGACCAATGCTTTGTGTTTGTGGACTATGCTTACAACGAAGTATTTGCATGTTACCCCTCATTAGGCAGTACAACTTGCAACCGTGCATTGGTTTGGAACTTTGTCGATAGGACAATTTCATTCCGTGATTTGCCTATGTTAAATCATGCGGCATCGGGTCCTGTTGACGATTCAAGTGCTAGAACGTGGAACACAGCGGCTGGTTCATGGAACTCTCAGGCTTCGCCTTGGGACGCTTCAAGTGCAAGTTTGAACCGTTCACTATCCGTTATGGCTAGCGATGCGACTAAACTTTATTTACTAGACGCTGCTTTAACCTTTGCAGGCACGACGATAACCTCATTCTTGGAGCGTAAAGGATTGTCGTTTGATGAGGCTGAATCGTTAAAGCTCATCCGAGGCATTCGCCCACGGATTTACGGTAATGGTAACTTATATGTGTCTATTGGTTACGGTAACACGCCTTATGACGAACCAACATATAACGCGCCCGTTCTGTTTACTATTGGCACGACGGTATCCGTTGATACTATGTGCACAGGCAGATACATGGCTATTAAGTTCTCTAGCGGGACTTCTACCAATTGGCGATTAGATTCATATGATATTGACGTACAAAAGGCGGGTAATTGGTGAGAAGTACAAGCGGTGCATTTAATCGATATGTTAAGGGTTACACGCCTACAAAAA